CTGGGAGAACGCCAGGAAGGAACGAACGGACGCGTGTAATGCCCTGGCTCAGACATGGACGGCGGCGCAGATTGACGCAGCTATGGGTAGAGTGAGAAAGGAAGCTCGTGGACATCGGTGACACGGTAACCAAGGTCAGCGATGACACCTTCCGTGGGACTATCGTACAGCTCCCGCGAAGCATCGGCCGCAAGCGGCCTCGCGCCCTAGTTGCCTCTCTCACCGGAGAGACCTGGGTACACCTGGATGAGCTGAAGAAGGTCGAAACTGACATAGACACTTAGGCCACGTTGTGGCACAGTGACAACCCTCGACAACTGAAGGAGAGTGAATGGCTGCCCCGTTTCGCGTGATGTCGCCTCGCAAAGATGAGAAGACTGGGAAGACCTACTGGACGCGCATTGGTGCCGCGTTCAAGCGGGATGACGGTGGGATGTCCATCGTTCTGGATGCGCTACCCATTGGTAACGCGCTGATGATTTTCCCGCCCGATGACCGCCCGGGTCGCCCCAAGTCCGATACCAACGGCGACCTGGGGGCGGACGATGTTCCCTACTAAGTTTGAGCCAGCTCAATTCTCGGGTGCGTTCGCCGTCTCATTTGCGGCAGTAGAGGACCGGCTTCGAGTTCTGGCCTTGTACGGTACCGGGAAGTCTTCTTCCACTTCGTTGGCTTCTTCTCAGCCAGCATCACGAAGTGGTACTTCAGCAAGGTCTTTGCCCGTGCTAATGAGAAGTAAGTTTCTCCTCGACTGTTGCCGTACCCTGCTCGCAGTAGGAGGCGCTCAAACCCAGCATCTCCTAAACCAAGGTATCGCTTCAAGTGACAGGGACGGCACTTCCACGCCATGAAGCTAGTGTGTGCCACGGAGCAGTGGCTAGGCAAGTACCAGGACCTCGTTTTCCAGCGTGGACTTGGGTTCCGCCCCTGGCCTAGCCGAATGGCCCTCCTCGCCGCCGAGGGGCTGGAGCTTATCGCCGGTGTGATGGTGTACGACTCGACAGGCCCGTTCCTGTTCTTCGAGCACCTCATCACCAACGAGACGGCTCCGGCCCGGACAAGGTGGGCAGCTGTGAGCCTCATGGCGGAGGAGATGATGTCGATGTGCCGTCACGTGGGGAAGGTCCCCCAGGTCACGGTGCGTCATACGGGCATCAAGAAGATTCTGAAGCGCGCGGGGCTAGTGAGCTTCGGCGCCGAGGTAATGACCTGTGGATTCGAAAGATTGGAAACCAATGACTACCAAAAGCTCCCGTACTTTGCCCCCCAACATCCTTACCGCAGCCCGGATTCAACGGCTACTGAGCCCGCTCCCCCTGGAGACTCAGCGGACGGTCTTGGAATTTACGCTGAAGTGCTTGGAGGAGCAAGCGGTCGCTGAGTACAAGGCCCACCAGGAAGACATCGCCAAGGCTGGCATCGCTCGAGTCGTTGAGGCAACCACCCCCTAACCGAGCTAAGCTGACGCATGAACTCTAGCCGCCTGGAATGGAGCGTGTGGGAGAACCCACGACGGGGACTTTTAATCCTTTCATCCCCCGGGCGAACACCAGGCGGCGCCTAATGTCCGACATATTCAAGAAAGGAACGTCCTCGCTGGAGAAGATTGAGCGGGGATTGAAGAAGATAGAGAGCGAACTCTGGGAAGAGTCGAGCGCGTTGATGTTAGCCACGATCACCGACACGTTCGATGTTGAGCCCGGGCAGCAGGGCATCCCCGCAGAATGGACCGCCGAATTGATGTCGGCGCCGGAGGGCGAGGAGAGGGAAGCAAAACAGCGTGAGCTTAAACGGCGAGCGCGAATTGCGGCCTATGCCCTGCTGCCCCCTAAAGAGGCCCCGGTGGCATTACAGATAGCGGCGAAAGTCCATGCGGGGATGGTGAAGGCCCGCGCTGTAGGCGACCAGGGCAACAAGACGCTGAACGTGAACGTCGTGACCATCAACGCCCCGATGCCTGTGTTCGAGGAGAAAGAGATTGAGCATGAGTGATGCCAGTAGTGAGATGAGCAATCTTCTCTGGAAGAAGGTGCGAGAGGAATCTCAATTCCGGTTTGGCATGGACTTCTTGGCGCTCTCAAAGGAGCAGAAGGCTACCTGTGTCGCCATAGCTTCGGACAGGCACACGATCGACACATGGACAGAGGACCGTGGACTTCAGTGGCACTCGAACAAAAACCCCCTGGGCGGAGTCACACTGCACCTTGGCCCATTGCGGTGGTTCAACTGTGACGACCTCCAGAAGGCGATAAAGGCAGCCGCCGAATTCTGCCGGCGAGGTGATCGATGAATAAGAAGGACATCATGCGGCAGTCCTCCATGGAGGTTCTCCTCCAGGAGATGATTCGCCATAAGCCAGGTGTCACCTCGGCGCGTCTGTTTGAGACGGCCAAGGAGTGGGCAGGGAAGTCCTGGGGCCAATCGGACACCTACCAGTTCGAGGACGCGCTGGAGAAGCTCCGTCAGGGTGACTTTCGGTGCACTAATAAGCAGTGGTACGAAAAGGGCTACGTGGCCCAGAGAGACCCGCATGGTCCTCCAAAGACTGACCCGCGACAGCTGAGGATGGACTGGTGACGACGGAGTATCCGGAACTTGAGGTGAACTTTCACCCAAGGGACCCCTTCGTCAGGTGCCCCAATTGCGCCTCGAGCGGTGTGTCTAAGCGGCTGGCGTATTCTGAACTCTACGAGTTGGTAACCTGCGGTTCGTGCAAGCGCGCTTACTGGAAAACCCGATGAAAGACCACTGGGACCCTAGGCCAGACGAGCGGAAGTACTATCGCTCCAACGACGATGGTCAGCGCGGCTACCTCGTTCGTCGCGAGGGCAAGGACCGCATTCGCCTAGACCGTCCCATGGAGGAGATTGTCGTCCCGCTAGACGGCAAGTGGACCCAGGACTCCAAGCTCCATGTGATGAGCAAGCACGCGGCGGCGAAGATTGCCTACATCGCCGACCAGGCCCTGTGCAAGGCAACTGGTGAGTACGGCGCCAAGGAGGAATGGATAGACCTCCGCGACAAGGAGCGCATCCGCTTCATGGCAGACGGCCCGGACGTGGGTGGTTTCCGTGACGAGTTCTACAAGGGCATCATGGCCCTGTTGAAGGACCTGACCGATGGTTGACCCCATCAACCGCAAGCTTTCGTCCAAGGCCGTGGAGAAAGACTATCTCCTCGACTTTGTTAACAAGGAGCTTGTCCCGTTGGTGGAACGCCTTCGCCTTACCCAGTCGGCTCTCTTGGGTCTGTTGAAGTCCGGCGAGGGCGACCCTGAGGGCGTGGTCACGGCAGACCCTGCCACACTCTACCAGCGCACTGATGGAGCCCCTGGAACGTTCCTCTACATGAAGCAGACAGGCAGCGACTCTACGGGCTGGGTGGCCGTACTGTGAGCGAGACGGAGTTATACGCGCCGAGCCCATGGGGGCAGCTATTCCATGCGCTCCCCTACCATGAGGCGCTGGGTGGAGGCTCCGCAGGCGGCGGGAAGACGATGTGTCTGCTCATGGAGCCCATGCAGCAGATTCTGGTGGAGCATGAGCGGTGCCGTAATCCCGACCACCCCTTTCACATGCCCTGGGGCTCGTCATCGGGGCACGCAATCTTCCTACGCCGCACCCACCCAATGCTTGCGGACGTGGTCAAGCGCGCCCACCGGCTATTCCGAGCCATCGACCCGTCAGTGAAGTGGAACGAGAACAAGTACACCTTCACTTTCCGCTCTGGGTTCGTCTACCAATTTGGACACTGCCACGACAAGAACGACTGGCAGAACTACCTCGGGTTCGAGTTCTCCATCATTCTTTGGGACGAGCTGGTCACCTTCGAGGAAGAGCAGTACGACCAGGTCAACACTCGTCTGCGCTCATCCGACCCTGTTCTCCGCAAGATGCTGAAGATTCGGGCCATGTCCAACCCGATGATGCAAAAGAAGCAGGGGGAAAACTTCTCGGTTACGGACGTGAACTGGGTCCGACGACGCTTCGTAGACCCCGCCCCAGAGGGCCGGAAGGTCCTGGTGAGAAAGATTCGAATGGATGACGGCTCTACGGAGCTGTGGAAGTCCATCTTCCTCCCGGCACTGCTGAGCGACAACCCGGATGCTGAATTCCGCCGCCAATACGAGATTGGCCTCCAGCAGAAGAAGCCCCATATCCGTCAGGCGCTACTCCGTGGCGATTGGTACACCACTGAGGGCTCCTACCACTCGGAGGAGTGGAACCCGGCACTCCATGTCTGCAAGCCATTCGATATTCCTAAGGAATGGCCTAAGTGGAGGAGCATGGACTGGGGGTTCAAGCTGCCTGGGTGCGTTCACTGGTGGGCGATGGACGAGGACGGGAACGTTTTCTGCGTCGACGAGATGAAGTTCCAGGGACAGACGGACGAAGAGGTTGCAGACCGCATCATCCAGAAGGAAGTCGCTTTAGGATGGTCGAAAGGCCGCCGGTCCACGCTAACTGGCCCGGCAGATACACAGCTTTGGGAGCAGCGCGGCGATTCTGGACGGTCAAAAGCCCAAGCTATGGCAGACAAGGGCGTGTATTGGGTCAAGGCCGACAAGCGCTCCCGCCTTCACAATGCCGAGCTTCTGACCAAGCGCCTCAAGGACCACGCGGACGGCACGACAACCCCTGGAATCGTGTTCTTCGACCGCTGCAAGGATATCATCCAGATGATTCCATCCATCCAGACCTCGGATAAGAACTCCGAGGAGCCTGCGGATGGCAGCGACGACCATTGCTATGACAGCGCGCTCTATAGCTGCTCTTACGCCTCTCACGGAAAGGCAGGCCTTGGATGGGTTGAGAAGGACGAAGAGGACGAGAAACGAGAAGAGCGTAAAGGTCGTGGTAGGTGGGGCTACGGAAGCGAGTTAATGTAAGCCATGAACGAAGATGATGTAATCGAGGTTGAGGTAGAGAAACCCAAGGATGCCGAGGAGGAGGTCGTCATCCAGTACGATGAGGACGCCACCAACCTCGTTCCTATCTTCGCGGAGACCAAGGAGGGCAAGGAGTACCTGAAGCGCATCTCCGACAAGGTCTCGAGCGACTTCCAGGCCGACTGGGACTCATCTTCCGACTACCGCGACCGTCGCAAGGCTGACTGGAAGATTTTCGCCGGTGACCTGCCGCCGAAGGAGTTTCCCTTCAAGGACGCGGCCAATCCCCATGTCCCTTTGATGCTGGAGAACCTTTCCCGTCTTTGTTTCCGCGCTACGGGAGAGCTGTTCGGTGACTGGCAGACCATTCTCTCCGCTGTGCCGATGGGCGCAGACGATGAGAACGTCGCCAACTTCGTCACTCGGCACATGAACTGGCAGTTCAACGAGCAGATTCCGGACTTCAAGCGCCAGATTGGCCACCGGGGCATCCTGACGTTCTTTGCCCACGGGGATGTGGTCATACACAGCTACTACGACCCCGAGACGCGTCTGAACCGCCACGAGGTTTTGACCTGCGACAACTTCGTCACGCCGTTCATGCACGTGACGACGATGCCGGACTTCTCGGACTGCCCCCATTACACGAAAATCCTCCGGTTCTATCGCCACCAGCTCGAAGCCCGTCGTGACGACTGGTACGACGTGGACAAGGTCCTCAAGAAGACCCACCCGTCCTGGGACGACGACCCCGAGTCACCTTTGGCAGAGGCTGTAGGCGAAACCCAGGGCATCTCGCCGGAGAACTCCGACTCGGATAAGAAGCTCGGCGGAGAAACCTCCCCCTATACGCTGCTCTGGTATGAGGGCTGGCTGCGGTTACCGAACCAGGACAAGGACCGCTGGTGCCAGGTCATACTGGACAAGCACTCCAAGTGCATCCTGAACCTGATGATTCACGAGCGCGCCAACTGGCAGGACCGTGAGCGATTCAATGGCCAGATGCAGGAGAAGGAAATGTTCTCCCAGGCCATGCAGCAGCACCAGATGATGCTCCAGGCCCACGAGGCTGCGACCATGCAGCATCAGCAAGTCCTAGGCGAAGTGGACTCCCGCCTCAGCGGTCTGGCTGGTGAACTCGGCGACGCGCTGAAGTCTGGCCAGATGGACGGTCAAAACGCCGTCGACTTGCTCCACGGACAGTCAAGTGAGCTTGACGGAATGCTCCCCGGGGCACCGCCGCCACCTCCTTCCGCTCCGCCCCCGCCGAACTGGATGCTGGAGCAACTCGTTCCAGGTGAGGACGGGGCGATGCCGGACCCGATGTCCATCGAGCCCGAGCCTATCCGTCGAGAGCCGGTCTACCTCTTCACCCACGGAGTCTGCATTGAACCGCTACACGGGAACCTCGGTCTTAGTTACGGCATCATCCAAGCAGACCTCAATCGCGCAGCCAACACCGCTCTCGCCCAGTTCACAGACGCCGCTACGCTTAACAATTGCTCTAGCTACATCACTTCTGGTCTTGAGTTTGAAGGCGGAGACCTCGACCTGTCGCCCGGTGCGATCAATAAGGCGAAAGGCTCTATCGGCCAGGAGCTGAAGAACCACATCATGCCCATCCAGCCGGCCCCCGCGAGCCCCCAGCTGATGGACGTGGTCAAGCTCTCCATCGACACCGCCCAGTCGTCCATTCAGTCCCCCAATGTGCTCTCTGGGGAGGCCGGGAAGTCCGGGGAGACCGCCCGTGGTCTAATGGGGCGCATTGAACAAGCGACCAAGCAGCTCTCCGTGGTGACGGGGAAGTATGCCGACGTGGTGGTTCAGGTGGGCAAGAACAACGCCTACCTCAACAGCGTCTTCCTACCCGACGAGGAGATTGTAAGGCTCCTGAACACGGAGAGCCAACGCTACGAGGAGCTGAAGATTGGTAAGGGACTCTACGAGAAGGGTTACAAGTTCCAGCTACGCGCCGACCTTCGGTTTGCGACGCAGGTCCAGAAGATTGAGGAGGCCGATTCGGTCCTCCAGATGTGTCTCCAGGTCCCGCCGCTCAGCATGAACGCCTCGATCGTGTACACTGCCATCAAACAGGCCTTCATCGCCCGTGGCCGGTACGACCTTGTCCAGAAACTGGGAGCGCCGCCGCCTGACCAGCAGCAATTTCCAGTGCCTGGGCCTCCTCCGGGCCCCGGTGGACCTCCCGGTCAGCCCGGAGCCGGTGCGCCACCACCCGGTGGTCCGCAGCCTAACGCTCCAGCCCCCCAGGGACCACCCTCGTGACCTGGGCTGAGGAGGACGGCGCCGTCGAGTTCTACCGTGAACTCAAGCGCCAGCGTGAGGCAGAGATTGTGATGCTCATTGGAGCAGCGAAGAACTCAACAGACCCGGCGATGCAGCGCTCCTATGCGGCTATCGCTCAACTCGAAAAAGTAATCGGAATGATGGAGGCAGAACGTGGAAAGTCAGAATGAACATCAGAAGGAGTACCCGCCGGCGTTATTGGACAGCGTGCGGCGCCAAAGAGAAGCGGCCCTTCTACAACGTGAGATTGAGGCAAGCTTCCCTCCTCCTGGAGCGCTCGGTCTCCCAAGGCTTTTAGATGACAAGCGCTGCAAGTACGGCATCCCCGCATCTGCGTGGGACGCTCAGACGGTATTCAACAAGATTTACGTCTGGCAGATAAAGGTGGACGACTCGGAGACCTATGGCGGTGGGCTCATCCTCAAAACCGAGGAAGCGAGGGCTCGTGAGTTAAACGAGGCGCCTCGAGGTGTCATCGTCTCCGCGGGCCTTCAGGCCTTGGACGAGCTTCGGTCCCACGGCGTGGACATCGGGCACACCATCTCCTTCGCCCACTCTGCCCCCTTTCGCAAGCGCCTGCCTCGCATCGACGGGAAGCAGCCCAGCCTCATAATCCTACATGCCGGTGACGTTATCGACTCCGAGGAGTTGGCGCAGAACCTCAAGAAGCGAGTCTGCCGCGTTATCACGCGCGAGGTTGATGGCGCTATTGAACACTACTTTTGCGACGAAAACGGCAAGACGTGGAACCCGGCACAGAACGTAGCGGCGGAGGATAGCTGATGGCTGACGAATTCGACGACAACAAGGTAGAGGGTACAGACGACGCGGAGGAGGTGGAAGAGAAAGCACCACTCCCGCCAGAGCCGGCAGACCGGAACGAAGAGATTGCGGTACCGATTACCCGCGAGGAGAAAAAGCGGAATCGGTTCAAGGAAGCAGCCGAACGGGCAGAGCGTGCCGAGAAGGCGGCTGAGGAAGCTCGTCGGGAGGCTCAGGAAGCCCGTGCCCTTCACCAGCGCCAGCTCGCCAACCCGCAGGACCAGAGCCGTCAAGCTCCCAACCCCCATCACCAGCGCATCGCTGACATCGATGAAGCCACCCTCCGTCTTCATGCGGAATACTCGGCTGTCGCCTCTCGTCCTGACTTCACCCCACAACAGCAGCGGGATTACGAGCGCAAGGCTCAGCAGCTCCAGACGGCCAAGATTGCCGCCGTCCAGGAGGCCACTCGTCAGCCCATCAACGAACAGGAGCTGTACCGGAAGTGGAAGTGGAACGAGTTTACCACCAAGCACTCCGATGTCTGGCACAACGAGAAGATTCGGAACTGGGCTATCGGGCGCTGGCAGCAACAAGTACTGGGTGGCGACCTTGCTGACACCGAGGAGAACGCCGAGAAGGTTCTGGATGAAGCCCGGATCAAGTTTGGCATCAAGCCCCGCCGCTCGTCCGCCAATGGCGACGCAGCTACCCGTGCTCGGTTGATGGGAGTCTCTTCCCAGGGAGGCGGCGCGACTGGTGACGTGGACGGGGGTGCGGTGAAGATGGGCAAGCGAGAGCGCCAGATGGCGGAGGAGCTGTACGATAAGCTCCCACCGCGAGAGGCCTGGCAGAAGTGGGCTAACGGCCCCGGTAAGCGCGCTGCTGTGAAGCAGATGTCAAGAAAGTAGTTGCTGAGGCGTAAGTCATCGGATACCCTGCACCTATCGGTTACCCTTTGCCAGAAGGGTTAGCCTGACGGTCGCAGGGTCCCCGCCTGTGGGCCTGAGTCTCCGGGGAAACCAAGCCAGGTTGCAGCTCGGCAAGGTGGAGACTCATGCCCGCGAAGAAGCCCAGCAATTCTGTACGAAAAGACCCGACGCCTCGCACCATTAGTGCTGGCTCACCGTATTTCGAGCTGACGAATCCCGAGCCGGACCGTCGCTACGTGTGGGTCTACAAGGCGGCTGCAGAGCACGGCGTAGACTACTACGAGGGGATTGGCTACGAGCCGGTCCAGTACCGCGCTGGAGGCGTTAAGCCTCGCGTGGGTAAGGTCAAAGCCAACGGCGAAATCATCGAGTCGCGTGGTCACATCCTGATGCAGACCACCGCCGAGCGCGCCCAGGAAATCTACGAAGTCGGTGACGACGGACGTTCCGGCCAAGCTGCCGCGGACGAAATCGAGCGCCGCATGTTCCAGACCAAGAAGGCGGTTGCTGAACTCGCCCGACGCGCAGAGATGCGTTCGCGTGAGGGCAACAGGTACTTCTCATTTGAAGCGGAAGCCGGCTCCATCGCCGCCATTCCCAACGGAGACGACTGATGGCTGATAATCCTGTCAAGTATGGCTTCCGGCTGGCGCGATTCCGCTCCGGCTTCGCGATGTCCTCGGTTGAGGAGGCGTTCTGCATTACCGGCGCGACCTTCGCTGGTGGTTCGGCAACGACCGCGTCCCTTCGCCCTGGTGACCCCATCGTCCGCCTCACCTCGGGCGCGGTGAACGTTGCCCCCGGCACGGACGGTACCCCCGGAGACGTCCTCGGTATCGTGGTCGGCATCAAGCAGTACCTGGACCCCTCGTTTTCGAACGCCGTGACGGCTCGAGGTAACGCCCTCCCATCCAGCGTCGCCTACGGGACGAACCTGGAGCTTCAGTCGAAGATTTACTACATCCCGGCAGAGGCTGCGGTCTGGCGAATCATCGTCAACGACAACACCACGGCTACCACGGAAGCGGCCTACCAGGCGTTCATCGGTGAGAACTGCTCTCACATCCACACGGCAGCGGCGAGCGGGCTCCAATTGACGCCGAAGCTGAACATCTCGACGCATGCAGCCACGGCAACGCTGGATTGGCGCATCGTCGGCATCCCGGACCGTAGCAACCAAGACTTCAGCGGAGCAAACGTTGACTTGGAAGTTATCTGCAACCGCCCGCAGAGCTTCACTGGCGCCGGCACCATGTGGCTGGGTATCTGAGGAACCATGTCTGGAACAATCTTTAGTTCAACGATTTTCAACTCCTTCAAGGAGACCCTCGATTCCATTGTGGATGACCG